AATAGTTTATCAAATCTTGTTTGATTAGTTCAAAGTCATACAGCGAAAAATTTTCGCTAGCAGAATTAACTGTACTAAACCCTCGATATGCCTTGGGTAAAGGCACAGATTTATTTGGAACTGCTGGAATTGAAATTTTATTGTATAAGTCCGATGCCATTATTTCTTCCCTTGTTTAAATGTATCCATTGGTGCAGTATAATTGTCAAAGAATTTAGGAACTGTAAATGCAGTTGTTGATTCTCTGTCAGTGTTTGCCGGAACAAACTGCGCTGGATCTAAATTTTCATGGTGTACCCAAGGTTCTTTACCTGGAATACGTCGCATGATTGATGTTATATCGCCGTCTACTGATGGTAATGTTGAAGTGCTTAATGCAGTAGCTGAAGTGGCCGCAGAAGCCGCTACACTACTGTTCATATAAATCTTACTGGCGGTTTCTGCATGATTTCCGCCACTTTTTATATTTGTATTGCCACCTGCTGTAAAGAAATTATCTGTGCCAGTTTTAACATGTAATGCACCAGCTGTCGAAATATATCCGTTGTTAGTAACTACTAGACTTAGATCAGATCCTGCATCAACGTGTGTTTTTGCTGTAGATTTAATGTTAACATTTCTGCCGGCTTCCATATTAATGTCGCGGTCAGCTCGAATATTTAAATCTGCTTTAGAATGTATACTGATACTATCTGCGGCATAGATATCAATTTTTCCGTTACTGGTTAGTTCGATCCATGCCGTACCTTTTGCATTACCGATATAAATTAAATCTTCGCTGTTGTGCAAAAGTATTTGATGTCCAGTACGAGTTCTTAAACGAATTAATTCGTTATGGGGAATAGTCGTGTCGCCTACTGGTGCAGATTTAGGAGTTACATAGTTGTAAACAGGCGGAGTTGTGCCAGCTGGGCCGTTACGAATAAATTTTTCATCGCCGTCATCCATAACAAAACTACTGCCACCTAGTCGACTATGTGCGGCCTTGCGTGTGTCTTCAGGAGATCCAATTTCTCCCACCGGTCCTTTTTTATCAATAGGGCCGCCAGTACTTATACCCCACACCTTGCTAGGAGATTCTCTGCGGGCACTTGACGAAGTAATGCCTCTAGTGTCATCATTAATTAATCCTTGATTTTTTAACGCATCAAAAATAAACGGATGCACTGGCTTAATAGTGTTTGTCGCCATGTCGCCGGCTTGTTTGTTCAAAGACGAATTCATTTCTGCAACTGGAACTCTGGCTTGTTGAGCTAGATAATCTGTGTTTAAACTAGTTGCGGCTAATCCTGGAACCATAAAATTTTTGTATCTTTCAGGAACACAACCAAACCAGAAACCTTTGTTAGCCATACCTTCAACAAACATAACAATAACTAAAGATCCAATATCCGGTGTTGGTACCCACATACCATAACTTTTTTGTGTGTCGTCAAAGGCCGCTTTACCTGCATTAGACTGGCCTACATATCTTTCATCAGTAGTTCCAAAGAACGGACTCATATAAGTTGCCCATGCTAGTTCACCGTTAGTTTCTGTACCGTTAGAACCATAGTGCAAAATTTGCACACGTATTTTACCCATGTATTCAGAATCAACAACGTGTATTACCTTAGCAAGAAATGGACCTGGTTTGCCATTGCCCAGTTCATTTGCAGGACGTCTTATATCTGTTGTTTCAGGTCTAGTATTATAACTCATGTTGTCTCATTTACTGTTTTGTTGGATCAGGAGTATCATCTGCTGACGCTTGATTTTCTGGTTTTGGAATTGTTTTCTTAGTATTGTAAACAATTTCCTGTGTGTCTGATGGGTTAATAACACGCTTGTTAGCTTGAATTAGTTGAGTAAATGCACCATCTTTAAACATATGGTCCACTGCCATTACTTTATATATTCCGCTGTATTGTAACAATGCTTTACTACCATTTAAATCATACAAACCTGTAGGATTAATATCCGTTGGTGTTCTAAAACGAACAATCATATCAACTTCACCGTTGTGTATATTGACACTTAGATCACTATTAAGATTTGCATACTGAGTTTCTTTGGCTCTATAATTTCCTGTGCCGCTACTTGCAAGCCAATATGGATCTCCGTGTATAGTCATTTCTAGTTGTTCCATATCTTTACCGTACATCATAGCATCAAAGAAAAATCTTGCGGCTCTGTGTGCTTCGGTATCATTAGGGCCACCGCCTTTTAAATTTGTTTTAGTTACTGTACCGATAAAATTAAGGAGGTTATTAACTCCCTTAGCAGGATTATTACTAGTTGTTCCTTCAGAAAATACAATGTCGGTTTGTTTTTGTTTTAATGCATTACCACCTTCAGCAGTATCGGCACCTCTTCTATAGTTGTCGTTGGCCATAACAGCTGAAAAATTCTGATTAAATTTTAATTGTAAATTAATAATGTCTGTATTTTTTCCAGTGTAAACATAATCATATGCTTTAGCACACTGAGCTAACAATGCATCATATTTTGTTTTAGGTAATTTTTGTCCTGGCAATGGTTGGGCCGTTGCCAATACATCATAAGGATAAACTCTATAAACTAATAATCGTGGTTTTCGTCCAGTCTTTGAATCGTTAACATTACTATCAACATGATATTCACTAGGCACGATGTTCCACATTTTACGCATACCGGTATCATTTGGATCGGTACTTAATACTGTGGCCGCATACTGACTAGACAACAGCACTTGATTGATCGCATCGACGACGGTATGATTTTGTTGTAGCTGATATGTACTAAGAGTTACATCTTTTTGAATTGCTGACTGATCATATGAGTGTGTAGCTTCATCGTATATTTTTGCTCCAAAACTTTGTGGCAAGCCTTCTCTGCTTGGGCCAACACCTATTAACGATTTGCCTAGTCCGTTCACTGGAGAAGCTTGTACTAATGCCTCAGTCATTCCAGATCTAGTTACTCCAACTATTTTTAATAAATCTTGTTCAGTATTTGAAGTAGCTGGAGCCGCAGTTGGTGCATTGCTAGATGCTGGTGCTGATGTTGTACTATTTCCAGCCGCACTGGAAATATCTGTTGGAAATAATATAATAATTTCGTCTGGATAAAATCCGTTAGACTTAGCTACTTCTTTTAGACGTCTATTGTAGATTGCAGTAAAACTTTCTGGATGCGTTTGCAATACTTCTTGCACAGTTCTTCCTGCAAAAGAAATTTCGCTTGATAATTTAATGTTTGAATGTAATAGGGCACTTTCTGAACTTGCCTTAGTTTTACAAAGATATTTTGCACCACCATTGTCTACTTCCATATTAATTTGTTCAGAAAATTTAAAAGTAAAATATTTTGTAGTGTTAGGTATAGACGACATAGATCCAGCTTGATCTTCGCCCATAAATTGTACAGCCAATACAAAATTAGCGGCAACGTAATTTGGATATTTCATTTTATACGCGGCTTCTTGTACAGCCAACATAAAAATTCCCATGCTATATGGTTCATATATTGTAAACTGCATGTCTGCCGCATGTGAATTACCAGTCTTCGCATCAAAACCATATCTACATTTTATAGTTACGTCATCCATAAAAAAATCAAATTTTCCTAGATCGGTATTAATGCGATTATTAGGTGCACCTGATCCACTTCTTAAAATAATTGGATAGTTGCCTTTTCCTTTCATATATGTGCTGTCAGGATTATTGTAGCCGTTGGCATCAACACAGAATAGTGTAAAAATATAATTGTAGCTGGAATATTTCCAAAAGGGATTAGGCAATGGTAACTTGGTATTGCTAAGACTTGCTTTTCCGCTAACTGCATTTTTAATAGCCGTAGTAGCCGATGACAGCGCAGACGCTACACTTGACACTACTGGAATAGAAGCTGGAGATACTGATACAGTTTCTGTAGGTAGTACTTTAGATTCTAAATTCCCGGCTAGACCTTCTATAGGCATATTATATTCCTAACATAGTTGTTAGATTTGAACCTTTTGGAACATAAATTTGTGTTCCTGGAATAAAATCAAAAATTGGATCTTGCAATATATCCATGTTGCGTTGAACAAACACCCACCACAGTTCTGGATATCCGTATAAATCATTTGCTAATAAATCAGGACGCATATTGTACTGAGGAGTTATTGTGAATAAAATATCATCGCTTGCCGCAGGCACTGGTCGTATCTGTAGTATATCAAGATAATTTTGTACTGTTGGTGTAATAGACCAAGGGCTATAATCGCTATAACGTGCTGACATATTAAATGTATCCTGTTCCGTTGTTCATGTAGCCGCCAGTTACAAATTGATCTAAGCTGAACTTGCGTACACTTGTTCTGCTGTATGCTGGTTTTAATGTTACAGTAAACGTGCTCTTTGTTGGCACATGTGTTACTCCGCCACTAACTGATCCGCCTACTCCAAACGTTCCTAACAATCCTGCAATTTGTCCAATGCCTCCTAAGACCTCCGATATGCCGTCGCCGCCAAGGGATCCTGCAAGACCACCTAGTGTATCTAACATACCAGCAACTTGCCCGGCCGCACTTCCTACAACATTACAACCAATGTAATCTACATCATTTGGTAGCTGTACATTAATGTTTGTAATTACAACTGGCACATCTTTAAAAACATAATTTCCATAGGCATTAAATTTTACAACAGGAGGAGGGTTTCCTGATTTTGGATCATTTCCGCTGAACATTTTGGTAGCAGATCTTAAATAATGCAACGCGGCAATCCAGTATAATGCTTGTGTACTGTCTTCGCAGTACATAGGAGCAGTAATAACTATAGAACCCGGATCACTTTGTTTATAAGCATTGAATCCATAGTTACTATGAATAGTGTTAACTGGAGTATAAGTTGCCGATTCTTGAATTTGTATTGCCGGAGTGTAGGGAAAAATTAAACCGCCTGCATCTTTTAGCGGTGCTAAAACTGGGCTTTTTCTAAAGCTAGGCCATGCTGGGAGACTTAATCTGCAACGCCAATCATTACTAGGAGCATCGCCTCCGCCAAAC